CTGTTTAATTCGGCTACTACCTTATCTACATCTTTAATAGATGTAGCGGTGTTGCCGATAGATAGTAGGCGAGAGCCTTGCCATAGTGAGTATTCGATAGTCATTTATTGTTCTTCTTTCGTTAGTAGTTATTTTGTTATGTCTGTAAGACTACACTAAGGGGCTGACATTTACAACCTTAGCGGGGGTGTGTTGCGTGTGAGTTACCTCACATATTACAAGCGACACCTTCGCTATGTAGTCCGCTTAGGTAGTGACCTTTAGCGATACAGTTTTTAGCTAAATCGTGAAACGATTTGCATTTCATTTCGTGGTAAGAGATATAGTCCTTATGCACTACCTTGTCGCAGGTAGTACAGAAGTGCCATTTATGGTTATCCTTACGGATTACCTTATTGTCTACGATATCGTAGCGGTCAATAACCTTAGCACTATGTGTGCATTTATTTGCTAAACACTTATTCATTTTAGTTAGCCTTTCTATTAGACATAACCCACTTACTCTCATTAGGTGAGAGATAGCGGTGAGATAGTAAGCCTTTATCGGCTACCATATAGACATATGCCATACGGCTAATGTAGTTACCATTAGCAAGGCGAAAGATATTTTTATCCTTAGTATTACTAGAGGACATAGGGTGAGTAGGTTCTACTACTACTGATACATTTAGTGAGTTCATTTTGAACTCCTTTCTTTTTAGATAAACTTAGGTAATTTATTTGCTAGGCTCACCTTTCGGATTATTTGCTAGGCTCATTTACCTTTATTTAATTTTTCTTATACTATAATCATATACGCAGGGACTGACATTTATCAAGTCGCAATTCGGACATGTCGGACAATTTGAAAAAAAAGTGTGTGAGTTAAGTCACAATTAGCCTAGATATGGGCGCACTATATAGACAAAACGGACATTTTAAAACCCTGGATCATACAAATAAAATCTATATTAACATTTTCATAAATCTGATATTGTAGTTGACTGAAATATATAGTAGAATGATCACATGATAAAAAGCGGGAACCGAATACGCTAATCCCTTGGGGATATAGCTTAATCTGGTTAAAGCATTTGTCTTATATACAAACGACTCTGAGTTCAAATCTCAGTATCCCTACAAAATATTTTTAAAAACTCTTGACCTAGCAAAATCTAGCATGTTATACTTAAGGCTGGTTTGTGGGGGCTTACACTGAAACTCATAATGACGGAAATGTGTAGCTTCTCTATCCTCTAAGGTAAAGGTTAAGGCTTGTTAAGTAAAGGCTAACTTTTAAATTATGGGGGGTAGGGGGGCTTTCCTAAAATCTAAAAATCTGGAAATGTAAGTAAAAGAATATATAACATATATATCTTAGTTGACTAGAATATAGATAGAGTATACAATAAAACAATGGCATCAACTCGATTAGTGAAATGTGATAAATGTGGGCGGGAGATCGAAGTAAGATCTGGATTTGCCCATATGACACTAATGAATCACTATAGAACATGCAAGTAACAAAAAAATATTTTTTAACATTTTGTTAAATCTAATATTGTAGTCGACTAGGATATATATAAATATGAAATGTAATTTCTGTGATAATGACAAGTATATTGAAAGATTAAACAATAAAGGTGTACTTGAGAATTACTGTGTAGATTGTATAAATAAACTAAGGAACATTAAATGAATAAATGTATTAGATGTGGTCAAATAGCAATATATAATTTAAAAGAAGACACATCAGTTTGGTTTTGCATAGCTCATGGTATGGAGTATGCAGATATTAAATCTGGAAAGTATTCTCAATCTAAAAATTAAAAAGGCGGGATAGGCTAAGAAATTTTCTTTGCTACAATTAAGCCATATGAGACCCTTTGTAGGTATTACCTAGGATGAAGTCTGAAAAGCTCTCTATAGCCAAGCAGAAGGCTTATTTGGCATCATATATCAGAGATCTTAAAGAAAAATCCCCTTGTAGAGACTGTGGGAAGTTTTTCCCATATTATGTCATGGATTTTGACCACGTCCGTGGCAAGAAGCATGCAAATGTAATGGAACTTATTCCCACATTGTCTAAGAAGAAGATAGATGAAGAAATAGCTAAATGTGAGATTGTATGTTCTAATTGTCATCGTATTAGGACTCATATGAGAAGGATTAATAAAATTAAATAGGGTCTTCTCTTCCCGCCGCACTTTTTTCGGACGCACTTTTCATTTCGCACTTTATTTAGTATACTTATAATTATTGACCCATAGCTCAGATGGTAGAGCGTCGAACTGTTAATTCGAATGTCCCAGGATCGAGGCCTGGTGGGTCAGCAGCAGACCACACCTCTACACCTGCCGTCGGTTGCAGCAAGTACGTGTGTGCAGTTCGGGCCTAGCTAGACGACTGCATTGTGTTGAGAACGCACAAGTACGAGCCTTACGGTGTGGCACTCTATAAACCGAGTTCTCATGCGGATGTTGCATATCGGTAGTGCCTCTGCCTTCCAAGCAGAAGGGGTGAGTTCAATTCTCATCATCCGCTCCAATTACTATTGACATGATTCGATCCATTTTGTATAATCGAACCATGAGACACAAAGAAGATATTATTAGGCTTAGGTCTGAGGGCAAAACTTATAATCAAATAGTAGAAATACTAGGGTGCTCTAAAGGCACCATCGCTTATCATTTAAGCGAAAGCGTTAAGGTTAACTACAATACTCGTAGAAGAAGCTATAGAAGAGTTATTGATAAGCATATTAGAGAGTATAAAGAATCTTTTGGCTGCACAGATTGTGGAGAAAAATATCCATACTATATGCTTGATCTAGATCATATCTCAGATAATAAAGACTTTAGTGTTTCTGCTTACAGAAATCATACTCAAGATATTGAAATAATAAAAGCAGAGATTGCCAAGTGTGAAGTAGTTTGTGCAAATTGTCATAGAATAAGAACTTATCAAAGATCTGGTAGAGAATAAAAATTAACCCTTCGTAGCTCAGAGGATAGAGCGAGGCTCTTCTAAGGCCTGCGTCACACGTTCGAATCGTGTCGAGGGGGCAAGATTACCAATACAGGTGTACTTTTTTAACGTGCCCAACTCTAACGCTTGGGTCTATGTGAAATTTAAATCCGCTTATCTTAGCTTTTTTAATAAAAGAAACATCTTCTGATACTAAATCTACAAAATACTCTCCAGGTTGTAGCATTTTTTTCTCCTCCACATGAGAAAACCAAGGCCTTTGTATTTTTTCAAAAACACCATTTTTTATGCAGGTAAACCCAAGTCCAGACGCAAACGCTTCAAAAATATTTTTCCTACTTATTAGATCTTCGCACATCATTATTTTATTTTCTTTTTCATAAACCGTTGTGCTAATTCCATTAGATTGAATATATGCTCCAGAGATAATATCTTTTTCTGATAAATATAAAGCCATAAAATCTTCAAATTCCCAAAATATATCAGAGTCTATTAAAAATATTTTATTATATGAAATATTCTCTGTAAGTGGCCTAGAAAACTCAGATATTGGAATATTGTTATCGCTGTTTAAAATAGTATTTTCTCTAGCAATTGAAACATCAGAGTTGGTTTTTGAAATAAATTTCCAGGTTATTCCAAGCTCGTTTAATTTATTTATTGTGTGTGCAAGGGATAGGACGTATGCATTTTCCATACTGGCTCCTGGAGTTGCTATTACTACATCGTAGTGTGGATTTTGATATTGACCCATATCCGCCTTTTTCTATAGACTTTAATAATACTATATTTAATGTTTAAAATCAATAGCAAAAAACCCAATCGGAGGCGGATCCAATTGGGCCTTGCTAGTGTATTGCTACACATTATACGGGGAGCTTAATCTGTGGGATGCTACAACCCGTACTAATAAAGTATAAAATAACTTATGTTTTAAGTCAACTGTTTTTAGTCCCAAAGTAATTTTTTATTTGGGTCAGCTTTCCAAGGTTTCTCTGTATATTTTTCATCTTTAGTTAAATCGTAAAGTATTTCCATTAAGACTCTGCAATCATCATGTTTCCATGATATATAGCAGTTACCATTTTCTACATTTAAGCATTTGTTTAAATATGACTCTATCTTCTCAACCATCCAATTTAAAGCTTCAGAGGATTTTGTAGTGTCTTCGTAACCGTTCTTTTTAGCCCGATTCATTTTATAGGCAATTTGGTCGATGTATAATTTATTCACCATTCTCCTATTGGACACATGGGAAATTCTGATTTTACAATATCAATTATATTTTTTTCTTCAATAATACATGTTTCATCTACTTCTGAAAATAAACTACATTTTAAACAAACTGGTAGCACCTGAGAATAGTAATTTTGATACTGATCTTCTTTGCTTTCAAATTCATTTAGATTCATCTTCATCTCCTGGTGTGTAAGAAGGAGATGGCCCAAGCAAGTAACCTTGGCTATGATATTCAACCATTTTAGAAGTATCTTCTGGCCCAACGAGCTTATTTGAGATTAATGTTAGTAGATCATAAATTCTATGCATCATAATATAATTAACCATAGGTAGGTTGTCTTCTAAATTCTGTGGCTGTTCTTTATTTTCCGTCGTCATCTGGTCTTCCTAAATCTTCCCAAAACTTTTCCCGCCCCATGGCGTCAGTTTCTTTAATAGTTCCTCCGTCAGTTAGAATCGACGGCTGATTTAAGTTTTCCATAGTATTCCAATCCCACGTCTTTTTTAAAACTGCAAGATAAGCAGTATAGATATATTATACCTTCGTTTGTCTCGTTGCACATTAAAGGGCCCTGATCCATTGGACATTCAAGTCTAGGAACAAGGCCCTTCTCTGCTAGGAGTAGGTATTTAGACACATATTGTATCTTCATAGCCCTACCCTTCTAATTTTTGAATTCTGCTAGGAATTCCTTGTATCTTTCCCCATTCAGGGAAGACCATGATGACCAATCGGTTCCGCCTTTAGTCATATAATACGTTATCTCTGCGTTTATTACTGGATCAAATAATGTGATATTTGATTTTAGATCAAATTTTTCTTTACGATCAATGCCGAGTTCACCCAACATATTAATCTGAAAAATTCCGTAGGAACTGTCTCCAGTTTTCCTGTTACCATTGTAAGCCATAGGCCTTGAATTGGATTCTGACTTAGCAATAGCCCAAGCCTGTTTAAGGGCTTTTCCTTCAAAACCAACAGCTGATAGGAGTTCTTTTAGTTCTCCGTCTGTTAGCATCTCAGAAGGCTTGTACACAGTAGTGCTGTACTTCTCTAAGGTTTCTTTCTTTAGTTGTACTGTTGATTTAGGTGTTTCCACCTGCAATGCTTGAGTTACTGTTGGACCAGGCTGGACAGTAAATAAGAATAATGTTATCATTCCTATATAAGACCAGTTATGAGCAACATCGCTCAAACGTTGTTTGATATTCTCCATTGGCATTTCCTCCTTTAGAGATAACGAACTATAATAGTAGCATTACTTGACAGTAGGTGTCAAGCCAGTCAACCAGAAAAAAATATGAATATATCATTATCTATACCAAGACCTGGATTAAATCCAGCAACAGGATTTGGCTATGCAGCACAAAATATAGTTAAATCACTACAAAGCCTGGGACACATTGTTACTTGGACGAATGCAAACACGCCATTGCAATTAAATTTTACTCAACCTCACCATTACAAAATGCACAGAGGCCAATATCAAATTGGTTATACTCCGTGGGAGTCTACTGGCATAAGACCAGAGTGGACGGAGAGAATGAATCTTTGCGATGAAGTTTGGGCAACATCAGACTGGAACGCAGAAGTATTTAAAAATAATGGAGTTACTGTTCCAATTAAAACATATACTCATGGAATAGAAAAGATCTGGACTCCACATAAAAGAGAATTGAGAGAAGGAAGACCATTTAAGTTTTTGCATGTTGGAGAACCTGCACCAAGAAAATCTGGTCAGTTAGTTGTAGATACTTTTATAAGAATGTTTGGAGATAACCCAGATTATCAACTTACTATTAAGTCTCATCATTCTCATACAATTAGAGTATATGACAAACATGGTAACTTTGGATTACCAGAAAATATATATAATAATATTAAAGTAATTAAAGATGAGTACTCCGCAGAACAACTAGTTTCTCTTTATCACTCCCACCACGTTTTGATATACCCTAGCTGGGGAGAAGGATTTGGCTTTATCCCGCTTCAAGCTTTAGCAACTGGAATGCCTACCATAACAACATATGATTGGGCACAATATAAAAAGTATATAGGTCCACTAAAGCTTAAGTCTAAACTATCAGATGAGGAATTGCCTAAAGCAGTCGGAGATCCTCATTTAGGTTTAATGTTTAAACCAGACGAAAAGCATCTAGAAGAACTTATGTACGACTCTGTAGTTAATTTTAAAGCATATTCAGGATATTACTTTGCCCAGTCAACTAAAATACATGAAGAATATGATTGGATTAAGTTGACTAAGAATGCTTTTAGTCATTTGGAAGAAAGATTTTCATAACCCCTTCCCCTTTAGATTAAAGTTTGGTAGAATTGGACTTCAACTAAAAATATAAACCGCAAGGCGGAGAAAAGGTGTTATTTAAAAAATGTCAAAAACTATTGCTAACCCATACGAAAACTTTATTGCTCTATCTCGATATGCAAGATGGATTCCAGAAGAAGGTCGTCGTGAAACTTGGGGTGAAACAGTAGATCGTTATTTTGACTTTATGTTAAATCATCTAGAAAGCAATCACTCTTATAAGCCGACAGATAAACTTGTTAAAGAATTAAAAGAAGCAGTCTTTAATAGAAACGTTATGCCATCAATGAGATCTGTAATGACTTCTGGTGCAGCCTTAGAAAGAGATAATGTAGCGGGATACAATTGCTCATTTGTTCCAGTAGATAACCCAAGATCGTTTGATGAAACTATGTATATCTTGATGTGTGGAACTGGTGTTGGATTCTCTGTTGAATATAAGTACGTTAATAAACTTCCTTCCGTTCCAGAATCTTTAGAAAAATCAGACACAGTAATTGTTGTAGAAGATTCGAAACAAGGTTGGGCTAAGGCTTACCGTGAACTTTTGGCGTTACTATGGACAGGTCATATTCCAGCAATTGACGTTTCAAAAGTCCGTCCCGCAGGCGCAAGACTTAAAACAATGGGTGGACGCTCATCTGGCCCACAGCCACTGGTTAATCTTTTTGATTTTACAATTGCAAAGTTTAAGAATGCAGTAGGTCGTCAACTAAAGCCTATTGAGGCACACGACATTATGTGTAAGATTGGTGAAGTGGTAGTAGTTGGTGGAGTAAGACGTTCCGCCATGATTTCTCTTTCTAACATTAATGATATTGAAATGGCGGCAGCAAAATCTGGTAATTGGTGGGAGAATAATACTCAACGTGCACTTTCAAATAATTCTGTGGCATACTCTCGTAAGCCAGCAATGGAGCAATTTATAGCAGAATGGAAAAATTTATATGACTCAAAGTCTGGTGAACGTGGAATCTACAACGTTGCAGCAGCACAAGCACAGGCAGCTAAATATGGACGAAGGGATCCTGAAATTCACTATGGAACAAACCCTTGTTCGGAAATTATTTTACGTCCTTATCAGTTTTGTAACCTTTCAGAAGTCGTATTACGTGAAAAAGATACAAATGAAGATGTTGCCAATAAAGTACGCCTTGCAACAATTCTTGGGACTTGGCAATCAACGCTAACAGATTTTAAATATCTTCGCAAGATTTGGAAAGATAATACAGAAGAGGAAAGACTGCTTGGAGTTTCCCTAACAGGACAATTCGGTCATAAATTCTTTTCTGGAAAGCAGGGTCTAGATAAACTAGAAAAAGTTCTTTCTAGCCTTCGTGAATATGCTCGTGAAATGAACAAGGAAGAGGCAGGGAAAATTGGGATTCCTGAGTCTGCAGCTATTACATGTGTAAAACCTTCTGGAACAGTATCTCAATTGGTCGGGGTATCTTCAGGAATGCATCCATGGCATTCACCATATTACATTCGTACAGTTCGTGGCTCAAAGGGAGATCCAATCTCTACATTTTTAAAGGAAGTTGGAATTCCTGTAGAAGATGATGTAATGAAGCCAAACGATACATACGTATTTTCATTTCCAGTTAAGGCACCAGAAGGTGCAATTGTTAGAAACGATTTAACTGCATTGGATCATTTAAATACATGGTTGGTCTACCAACGTGCATGGTGTGAGCATAAGCCATCAATTACAGTATCCGTTAAGGAAGATGAGTGGATGGAGGTAGGTGCTTGGGTTTATAAGCATTTTGATGAGGTTTCTGGAATTTCATTCCTGCCACACTCAGATCACACATACAAGCAGGCTCCATATCAAGAAGTAGAAAAAGCCGAGTACGACGCCCTTGTTGCAAAGATGCCAAAGGATATTCGTTGGGAAGACCTATCTTTTTATGAAACAGAAGATGGCACCTCTACAAATGCTACGCTTGCCTGTACCTCCGATGGAAATTGTGAGATTGTAGACATTTCTGCATAAAGGGTATATAATAAATATTGGGGTAACACCCAAAATTCCTGGGCACTAGGCCCAGAAATAAGGAGGATCTAAATTGTCAAAAACAAAAGAAGATCTAAACAATGATGGAAAGGTAACAATGCAAGAGAAAATTCTAGCAGCGTTGGCAAG